GAATCACCCGTGATATCGGACCATGTGATTTTATAAAAATAATATCTTTTCTTTTTGATAACAACAGATTTATACTTTGATTTCTTCAGACGTCTCATCAGGATCTGTATACCCCTTTTTGTATAAGTAATAAATAAATATAAAAAATCATACGCGCGACCCCCTATTTCGTTGGTATTACTAGCTTTTTTAACAATTGTACCAATTGTACCTCATTGTACCAAGCACCTTTGGTACAAATTTGAGCATATAAACGTTGGTATACAACACTTTTTTTAATTGTACCAATTGTACCAGGGTTTAAAAAAAATAAAAAAAATTTTTTTATTTTTATACAGAAAAGTGTATACAATGGGTACATGGCCAAATTATACTGGAATTCCTTGTACTTTTTAATCATTTTTTGTACCTTGACCCTCTTCATTCTTGGTACAATTTGCATAATATTGGTCGACCTTCTTCAAGAAGGTATGCATGTAGCCTTGGAATTCCTTGTCAAGCACTTCAAACTTCTGAAAAAATCCATCTTTACTGCACATTAGAATGATTCCAGACTGGATCTGTGTACCATATACATAGTTGTGAGCCATAGCGTAGGCCGCCAGCTGTGTGAAGTAATCATCAATCCATTCACGTTGTTTAGGCTTGTTAGTTTGTTTAAAGTCTATTATACTTTCGCGTCCGTTATAAATTCCTACAACATCGGTAGCTCCTGCATACAACCCAGGGTAGTATAATGTCACCTCAGTGCCCCATACCTCTTCCAGGTCCCCGAGTCCTGATCGAATGACCACGTCTGCCATGCGCCCTGCTTCCTGGCCCAATGCCGTAAGATCTAGGTGTCGTTCGTCCTTAATATATCCTTCAAGGTAGGTGTGCATACTAGTTCCACGCATCGCGGATATATCTCTGATACGGTCCGCTTGTTGTTCACCCATTCGTTTCTTCCAATCTTCTAATTTCTGTTTCTTTTCTTCTGACTGTGTCGCTTGTAATATAGTCGTAACACTAGGTAACTTTTCGTGTGTTCCCACATCGTAGTGTCGTTTACCATTAATCAATGCTCGTGTAGAAGTAGGGTAATTAAATTTTTTATTCCAGATCATCAAACCTCACAGGTTTTCTGACTCTACTTTCTCGTAAAATTTTTACGTGTTTTCTCCAGGCCCATGCACTGATAGAACCTGCGATACCCATCAACCATAAATAAAATTTATATTTAATCTTTGTCATATGTTATTATCCATCTTAATGCAGATGTAGTAGGATCGAAACTGTCAAACTTAACGCTACACCCAGATAAAAGTAAACAAATGATACCTATTTTTACTATTTTCATTCTAAACTCATCATTTTTTTATACTCAGAAAGGTCTACAATCTTACCATTCATGGTAGGTAGATCACCGTAATGATCTAATATCTGCTGTATCTTAGGTAATTTAGTATGCGAATAAGGCCAGAATAATCTACAAACATAATACGCATCTCTGAATGTACATCTCCATTTATACTGCATTAAGTATTTGGTACCGTCTTTTCTTTTACCTTTGCGTGGTTTTTTATTTACAGTTCCAACACCCAATACTTCATGCATCCAACGTATTACAGACTCATCAGTCATGGTAACTTCCATACTAATACGTTGTGACATAGACTCTCTGTAGCCTTTGCCTTTGTGTTTCTTTTTCTTTTCTATTCGTTTAGCAAAATAGATACTACCCTCACCATCAAATAGACCGGCAAGGTATGCTATATCCTCAGAGCTAATCATATTATTAACCCAACAATGAATCCTACGATAAAACCTGTTGCAGTTAAAACTATCTCAGTTCTATACAACAAACTCCATCTTGATAGATCTTGTCTCCATCTCTTGGTTATATAAATATCTTTATTGAACAGAGTTATTCTCATCTTCTTTTATCTCCTCCCATATTTCACCTTGACTGTTGCAGAAATCACAATCAGCCCATTGTTCTTCTCTGGCCTGTTCGAATGGTACACGTACAAAGCCGTTGCCATTACAAACAGAACAGATAACTTTATGCTTTTTTGAGTCTGCCATTTAGTTTCTTCTCTTTCTCATTGACTAATAATGTTATGGTTTGAGATCTACTGATAGTCATCTCAGGCACAATAACTTTCCTAATCTTATCTATTTTATTATATGTATCTTTTGGCAGTGATACGTTTTTGTATTTGCTTATGTCAGTCATAAATCTTATACTCCTTTCTTAGATTTAAATATGGGATTTATCTCACAATTTACAATAGGTGTCAATGAAATTTATATTAAGTTTAATAATATGTTCTAGTGTAGCAGGTGAATGTATGCCCCCGTTTGACTGGCGGGAGTCATTTGATAGTCAATACGATTGTCTGTTATTTGGCTACGAAGAGTCTATCAATAAGATGAAAGAGCTTGGTAGAGAAGAGTCTACTAAGTATGGAATGTATGTTAAGTTTTATTGCACACCACAACCAGGTATAGATTCATAATTTTATTTACACATACAACCAATGAAATGGCCACTGCCATCATTCATTATATGTAAATTTAAAGTATCTACATACCCTGTTAGTTTTAATCTGAGTATGTCACACAAATCAAAACAATCAATACTACTTGTCAACACTATTCCATCCAGAATCTGTTTTGACACTGGTATTAATTGATACAGACCATCATTCAGAATGATCAGTTCCATAACGTCTTGTGCCCCAATCTATTATCTTTTTCAAACCTGGTGCAGATAAGTGTACATCTACGCCATAAGATTTCCATGCTTTCTTCATTAAATTTAACTCTAATAAAAATATGGACCACTGTCTTTGTGTAATACCTTTTGGTTTTATTGTTATTATTTTATCTTTCATATGGGATAATATATATATTTTTAGGATATTGTCAACGGCCTTGTCGGTTGTATTTTTTATACGATCTTTTCTTTGATTTATTTAGGCTTTTTGTATGTCTACCAGGACGTTTTCTAGGTTTTGGACGTGGTACAAAGTTTATAAATTTACGCTTCGCCATCGAAATATTCGTCTACTTTTGATTTTAATGTATTTTTAGTTATGTGTGGCATGTAAGTTATTTTACCATTTACATATTGTTCAAGATCTGTACCGCATGTCATGCATCTATAAAATCTTCTAGTTATACCCACTAACATTGTATACTCGTCACATTCAGGGCATACACCATTTACTATTTCTGTATGTACTTTCATTATTTTAGGTGTAATTTTTTAATTGATTTTTCACCCATGTATATTTCCGTTTCTGCTTCACTACGTATACATTTATAAGATATGTTTGGATTATAATCACGTTCTGCTACACGACGTGCACGTAAACATGCAGCCATAGATTCTTGTATTCTGTGTTCCTTAATCTCTCCGTCCCAGAACATAAGTAGAGCAAATACAGTCTCTATCATTGTGAGCTCCCGTTTGTGTATTTCATTTCTCTGTTTGCATCTTTTAATTTTTCGATGTCTACTAAAACTTTATCCATTTGTTTACGTAAAAATTCTATGTTTACTTTGTTCAATGCCATTGATTCTATGTGTGAGTTTAACTTGTCCGTAGTCTTATAAAGATCTTCGATCATCATAAATTGTTCGCTATCTGCGGGCAACGCTCCAAGTTGGCCCCGTGGCCACTTAATTCTAAACTCTGTATTCTCTTGTAAATCTTTTTCCATTATCTGTATGCGAGTGTCCGCAATGTTTAGACGTTCAACCATCTGGAAATAGCCCATGGTGCCAAGGGCGACGATTATAATTAGAGAGGCAACCGTCTTCATTGGCATTTGGACGGCTGCAGATTCAGATATGGTGAGTGGTTTTTTAGACATTATTTTTGCCAACTAAAAAGCCATGCCACAAACTTATTCCATAAGTTTTTAATTTTATTTATAATTTTTTTAATCATTTTTCTTCTCCTCAATTTCGTAGAAAAAGTTATCAGTGTCTTCTGTTTTCCATTGACCTGTATCTTCTACGTTCCATTCAGATGTTTGGACCTTCCAATCTGGAATATTATCTTTTACAGTAAAAGAAGGTAAGTCCCATATACATCTATTGTTTGGCTGTGCCGCATAATTACCATCATCTAATGCAATTATGTGTGCGCACTTGTGTTCGTGCGGTACTTCTGAATGATCAGTGTCAAGTATGTTACTCTCTGGATGAGCAAAGTCAATGGTAAATAAATATTTACCTGGGTGCCATTTTTTATCTTTACCTATGTATTTACCAGACACACCTGTTAAGATATCCCAATTAGTAACAGCAGGATAGTAACTAAAAGAATTCCAGAGCTGAAGCTCATCAAGTCTACGTTTAGGTACGTCCTCAATTTTAAATCCACGTTGAATAAAAGCTGAGATAGGTAGTCTATAAAAGATTGCACCATTTTCCATAATGGCGTGGAACAACGTACTACGACCTGTAAGAGAACTAATACCAAAGATGATACAGTCTTCAACTTCTCCATGATGTTTTTTAAGATCATATAAATATTCTCTACGAATCTGTGCGTATTCTACTGGTATGTTTGCATTTAAATAAGCCATAATATTTACCCATGTATTTCACCCCAGTTGTCCCCGTGTTCGTAGTCAACTTTATTTGGGACCTCTAGTGTAACAGCATTCTCCATCACTTCAATTATTTTTTTTGCATGTGATTCGTCTTCAACAGATATATCTAATTCATCATGTATTTGTATATGCGGTATGATACCTTCTTTGTATAGCTCCAACATAGCTTTCTTAGTCATGTCCGCAGCTGATCCTTGTATTAATTTGTTTAGTGCTTTGTATGTGTAGGCTCTCCTGATCCCCGGTCCATGTTCCCTGAGTGCTTCTTCGTGAGGCAATGCTTTGTGCATACCAAACTGGTTTGGTTCCCATAGATGAAACCTACATAGTCTACCCAGCAATGTCCGTATCTGTCCACGATCCTGTGCTCTGTTAGATGCTTTTTCCATCAGTTGTTTTACAAATGGCACACGAGAGTGATATGTATTAAATAATTCAGCAGCTTTGTCTTTTGTTACACCTAGTTCTGCCTGTAGTTTAGCTTTACCCATGCCATAAAACAAACCAAGGTTAATTGTCTTAGCTTGTGTTCTAGGTATGTCAGCCATGTCTGCAACAGTCTGGTGAAAGTCTGAACTAGAGTCATTACTGTATGCATCGACCACATCGTAGACAGAGGGTAATTTATACAGAGAAGCATAATGCACTACCAGCCTAGGCTCTTGTTGAGAATAGTCGAATACACCCCATCTATGGTCCTCCTCGGGTATAAATAATGATCTTATCTTAGGTCCAAGATCTTTGTTTCTAGCCGGTATCTGCTGTAGATTTGGGTTCTGGTAGGAGAACCTACCAGTCACCGTGCCACCCCCAGCGTTACGTAATTGATTTATCTCTGCGTGTATTCTACCTTTGTGTTCGTAACGTAGAATAGAATCCAAGAATGTTGTGTGTGCTTTGTTAATCTCTCTTGCCTGTGCTATCATCTTAACAACAGGGTGTTCGTGTTCTTGTAAAAAATTTTTTGTAAAAGATGGTGATGCGGTTTTTTCTGTACGTGGGTATTCTAATCTTAATATGTCAAATACATTTGCAATAGATCTAGCTGCCCAGATCTGTGTATCTATATTTGTTTCACCTTTTATTTTATGTAGTAATTCTTTTTCTTGTGTGATTAATTCTTTTTTCATTGCATGAGCTCGTTCTATATCTACACGCACACCTTTAAATCTCATGTCAACCAGGCAATGAAACAGATCAGATTCTAAATCAAATATATCTTCTAGGTCTTGATTAATAATTTCTTTTTTCATTTCTTGCCAAAGTCCTAATGTAACTTCAGCGTCACGTTCTGCATACGCACCAACATGCATCGCAGGTAGTTTGTACATTTCTGATTTTGGATCTATGCCCCACTCTTCCGCAGCTTCTGCAAGTGCAGCTTCGTTCTTACCATAACCAAGATAGTGCCATGATAAACTATTAAGATCGTATCTAAATCTATTCTCATCGGTCAACGCTGCAGCTATCATTGTACAGGCTATGTCACCATTTATTTTAAATCCCATTGCCCGCAACCAACAGACATCATACATTGCATTGTGAAAAACTTTGGTGCATGGTGATTCTAAAATATCTTTTAACCAGGACATAACTCTTGATCTATCCATGTTACCACCACCCTCGTGTGCAATAGGAAAATATCCTTTGAAGTGTTTTGTAGCAACAGCAATACCAATAACCTCACCATTCTTTATAACAGAACCAGATCCTTTCTTTAACAGGTCTGGATCTTTTGTCTCCAGGTCAATGGCTATCTCATCTACATGACGTAAGTCAGGAAACTCACTAGGTTTTACCCATTCTGTTTGTGCTTCAAACTTAGGAATTTTCACTGTAGTCCCTCTCAATAATCATTTCTAAAAAATGTATGGCTTTCAATATATCTTCCTTCCCATTTTTGTCTCGATGACGTATAATATATTTTATAGCACAACCCTCAGGATATAGCAATTCATTCTCAACTACAAACTTGCTAGGTTGAATTTTATATTTTTGATAATGTGATCCTCCGTGTTGTTTATCCCAAACTTTCGATGTCATAACCTTGGTCCTCCTTTTTTGCTGCCATGATGTACAGATTTTGTTTTGTACGAGTTACACCTACATACCAAACTCTGTGTTCTTCGTCTTGTTTGTCAGTGCTTTTTTCTAATGCCTCTCGTATTGTTTTTGTATTGTCTAATATTAATAATACATTATCTGCTTCACCACCCTTTGCAGAATGTATTGTAGATAGTTTTACTCTTGGGTCCTTTCTTAACTCTTCTCCATTGCTTAACATCTCTCGTATATATAAACACTCTTCATAATCAGATGTAAACTCATCATACCATGGTATGTTTTTATCATAACCAAACTCTTCAAGATTGTACATTCTTTCGTCTGTCAATTCTTCGTCAGTGCTAGTGTATTCAAATATATCTTTTACTTCTGGTAGAGATAAGTCATTACCTTTCTGCCATCGTATGTAGTTTAGAATGGTTCTAAACAAGGTTACCTTGTAACTCTTCCTGTCTTTGTACTCAAAATAAATACCACGTTCTTTTAAAAAAGGTTTGAGTCTATTTAGTTTGTCGTTGTATCTGGCCAGCACCAACCAATTACCTTCGTCCAGTGGCACGTCTTCAAGGCTACAGACATAACTTACATCACCAACTTCTTTTCTTGCTTGCCATTGTTTTTTAATTCTTCTGTCATCTGGTATTAAATTTAATATCT